CATTGTTAGGAAAATTAGATATAATATTTTCCACGGTTAAAGAGTCAACAACGTGTATGTTAGTTGCTTTGTCTTCTTTATATAATATTTCTAAATCTGATATTTTAAAATTATTTTCTAATTGTGTTGTAGTGGTAGGTAGCTTTATAAATAATGAAATTTCTTGTACTAAATTTTGAAAAAACCCTACATGACCAGAGTTTTTTGTTCTAGCGTCGTCGTAGTCTGTAAAATGACCAAACTGCTCTGGTATAAAACAAGCTTGAGTAAATGGAGCTATTAATGAGTATTCATTATCTGTAAACTTAAACCTATAACTAAACCTAACAAATTTCTTTTTCAAAAAATCTGCATCTCCAGCAAATGAATTACTATAATCTGGATTCTCATAATGAAAATAAAATTTTACGCCTGTTGCGTTAGTACCAGTAGAAACAGCATTAACAGCATCAAATATCTTTACTAGTTCGCTATTTTCACCATTTAAAGTAACAACTTTATAGTTCATTCCTGCGTAAAGGTAATTAGATACAGTACCAACTATTGTTACTGAATTATTTTTAGGTAAGCCTACTACATCTTTTGATGTTAAAAATTTAGCTTTATTAGCACCTAAATAACTATCATAAAATAATTGTTTACCATTAGGTTCCTCTTTATACCTAAGAGGTAATTGCATGTTAGTACCACTACCTGGATTTGTAAGTCCGCTTTGGCCTCCACCAGCAGAGTCAGAAATAGCAGTAATAGAGTAAGTTAAAAGTTTATTAGTCTTGTTTAACATCGTTGTAACAGGATCTGCTACATCTCTTGTGTAAAGCTCTATAGGTTGATAAGGATAATATTTTGCTAAAGAAACATCATCTTCATTTTGGTAGCTCTGAGTGTTATCGCTTACGTTTATTTTTCTAGGTTGATTTCTATTATCTGTAAAGAATAATTGATCTTCTATTAATACAGCTTCAACTCTGTTTGTTTTAGAAAAATTCAAAAAATTACCAGATACTAATATTTGAGATTCTGCTGTTTTTAAGTTTACTTTTAATATTTGACAACCAGGAACATTGGACAACGGCACATGTGTAAATTCTGTACCTAAGTAAAGACTACCAGAAAAAGCAATATTAGATGAATCTACAAAGTTAGTAATAAATAAATAAACATTATCGTTTGCTGGATCTTTACAAAAGCCAATACATTCATAACCAAAGTTATAAAACCTATCGCCGTCTAGTATTTTTAATATTTCGTTGCCCTTAATATTTTCAAGAGCTCCAACATCAGAGTCTTCAGATCTACTTACTGATATATTAGTAGCGTGTCTATATTCATTATTTGGAACTATTCTAGAGTCTACATCTTTATTCATTTTAGACCCCATGAAAGTATTTTTAACCTCTGCCATAATTAATGTTTAATCCATTTAGCTTTGTTTCTAAATACTTGTGCAATTTCCTCTGTTTTTATATTGCTTAGTCTTATTTTAGCGTTTCTAAGTGCTGATGATCTTTCTTTTTTATATCTATTTATAACATATTCAGGCACTTGTGATCTTGTAGACAATATACCGTGCATTATATGCATGTATATAGCTTGCTCTGCCATTTTAGGCACTAGCATATCTTCATCATATGCTAAACCATCTGATATGTATTCAAATATAACTAATTTTCCTGCTAAATCACTAGAGACTGATATTGATCCTAATCTTTCGTTTATTGTAAATTTACCGTTTGCCTGTGCTTCTTCAGGGCTTAAACCGTATTTTTGACCCATTAAACCCTCTCTTGGTGCTACTCTGTAATCACCTGGTTGTAAAGCATTAGTCGAAGATATTTCACCCCATCTTTCTTCTGTTATTGATTGTTCAGCTAATGTGTTATCACCAAAAGAAGTTTGTATATATTGACCAGAACCATCTTGAAGCGGCAAATAAGTAGGATTAGATGTCACTCTAGTTGGGTAAACTACATGTTTGGCGCCTACGTCGTCAACCCATGATAATTTTACATAGTTTACATAATCTTGAGGTAATGCAAATGACAAACTAATAGGTATGTTTATTTCATGTGATTTAACAGTGTTTAGCGTATCATAGCTAAATTCCTGTAATCCACGTTTAGCGTGAAATAAAATATCTTGTTTTTTAACTTTTCTTATTAACTTATCTTCACCTACATAACCTACAATAAAGTTATTTACTATGTCTATAAGTTTTATAAATCTATAGTTACCATAGTTGTTATTTATAGCAAATTGCTTTAACTGTATATAAAAATCACCATTAAAAACACCTGATATGTTTTTTGGCAATATTTCTATTTCACCAGTGTACTCATTTGATACTCTTACTTGGTTTTCTGGTATCTTTACATAGTTAGCAGAACCACTAGCTAGGTAGTATATATCAAAATTAGAAAATGAACTAGTCTGTGTAAATGTAGCAATGTTACCTGTAGTTATGTAAGGTAAACCAAAAGCACTTAACGGAGTAGTGTCAAAGCTCCAAACGCCTCCATTTATAAATAAACTATCTCCAGGTGCTACAGTAGATAAATTTGGTAGTATCTGCTGTCCTGCGTAATATTGACCATTTGTTTCGTTTATAACTGCCATATTAATTATTGTTTCTCATTTACCTCTTCTTGTTGTATTTCGTTATTAGCTACTTGCACTATTTGAGGATCTTTTATTACAACACCAGCATATAGTAGTATATTTATAACAACCTCTATTTGTTCAGAATTGTGTAATTCAAAATTTACAGAAGACGTTGGATCATACACATAAGCACCGTTAGCTATAGTTGTAAATCCCCAGTTAATATCGTTTGGCTTTTTAACATATGTAACTCTTAGTGAATATATGTTGTTTGGAAATGGTAATACTTTATTGTCTTCATATAAATATATTGGACAATAAAAATCAGGTTTTGTTAATGGTGATTTATTTATATTATAAAACTCTGTTCTACCAACTCTTTGTAATTCTTCTGCAATAGTAGTTTGCGCATAAATAGGTGGTGAAACTTGCTCTGGTCCATATCCTGTAGGCTGTGGTGGATATGTAGAGCTATCGAAAGTAACAGTATTTATTCTATATAAGTTACTTGGTAATTCAAAGAAGTTGTAATATGGAGGATCAGTAGACTGTGCTGCTGATATTACGCCCTCTGTTTTAAACTCTGCTATTTTTTCATCAATATTAGCAACTCTGTCAGCATAATCAAACTCGCTTTGCGATACTCTAAGTTGTTGATTTAAATCTTCAAAGTATCTTTCAAATATTTTTCTTTGCACTTGTGTTGCTGTTTTATTAAACTCTTCAGGAGTCATATAACCCCTTTGTTCTTTGTTTAATATTAGCAAAACAGTTTGATATACCTCATTTACGTTTATTGCCATTATGAATATTTTAAAAAGAGAGGTTACTTGTGTAACCCCTCGTATTTATAATCACTTGTTATTTTAGTTTTTTCTGTATAGATTTTAAAACCTCTAAACCTTCATCAGTTTGAAACCAAACAGCTAAAGCTGAAAAAGCGTTCTCTTCAAAAGGTACTTGCATTAGTTTTTTACCGTTGCTGTTCCAAGACCAAACTCTTTGATCTGCACTTAACTTGATAATTTTAGCTTCTTGAGCTTTTACACCTATATTTCTTAACTCAACGTTTGGATCATCCGCTAAATCTAAGAACAATAAAGGATCTTTTTTAGCAAATAATAAAGTATCTCTTTTTATCTCCTTAGAAGTCATCTTAGACACTATAGAACCTTGTTCAACTCTTAATATAGCTTCCATTTGATCTATATCTAATTGAGTTGCTAAATTTAAAGCTTGTAATTCTGCTTCTATCCAGCTTAAGTCTATCTCCGCTTCTTTAACTTTATCTTCTTCTACGTATATTTTGTCTTTTAAAGGGTGATATAAACTTAGTAGTTTTTGTAAATTAGTTTGTTCTTTAGGAACTACTAAAATGCCGTCTTGAAATACAATGTGGCCAAGAGTTGCTGTGCCAGACTGTTCACTTACAAAACAAGAGTCTTGATTAGTGGCATATCTAATTTCTTTATTAGTTTTTTCTTCTTCGTCCCAATACATTAAAGGTTTTTTAACCGTATGTCTAGAGCCAATTGTATGTGTTAAAGGCTTTTTATTGCCTTTTAGTGAATATAATCTATCTTTATATTCCCAGTTTTTTTCTTTAGTTTTCATAATATAATATAATATAATAATAAATAGCTAGAGCGCTTTCGCGCCCTAGCATTATTTTGTTCTTACTTCTTAAACAATAAGAAATTGTTAGCAGCTTGAACACAAAGACATCTCTCAGATAAGAAATGTACTTCCATAGCATCAGTATCGTTAGTGTAAACACCACCTACTGATCCAGTAATCCAAGACTTATAACGTCTATCTTCAGTTTCAGAAGCTCTATATCTTACGTGTAAGAAAGGTCTTCTAATGTTTGCACCTAACATTTGATCGTAAACTGTAGAAGTTCCAGCAGGAACTAAAACACCATCAATGTCTTCAAACAGACCTCTAGTAGTTGGATCATTTAAGTATTTCCAATCAGTTTTGTAGAAGTCATAAGAACCTCTTCTAAAACCTGAAAATCCTAAATTAAGAGCCATATCTGAGTCATTGTCAAAAAGACCATAACCAGAACCGTTACCAGCGTTACCCGCAGGAAGGTTAGCTAACATATCATCAAAATCTAGATTCATAGCTCTATTTAAGAATAACATGTTTTCTTCAATAGCACCTTGCTTATCTAAGTTTTTAAGTATTTTGTCAAAATCACCTAAACCAGTTCCAGCGGCAAATCCAGTGTATACGTTACCTCTTGATTCAATAGCCTCGAACATACCTTCTGTACCTTCAAATCCTGCAGAACCACCAGCATTAGTAACACCTTCAACCATTGCCATTTCAAGATAATCATCATATCTTAATCTAGTTTCTGATTCGGCTTTTAAATACCATAAGTATCCAGATGTTCCGTCTTCAGTAGCAACTTCAACCCATCCAATTTGAGAGGCATCAGAACCGTTAACTTCGTATCTATCTTTTATGATAATTGGCTTGTTAGCAAAAGACTTAAACTTAGGCTGTAAAGCACCTTCCATACCTGCAGTTCCTTTAGCGAACTCAGATCCGTATACAAAACACTTAACAGCATCACCGTCAGCAATCTCATCGTTAATGTTTGTAAGACCATATGTAGAGCAAGCAACTTCAGCTTTGTTTGGGACTGGAGCAACACCTGGAACAATAGTAACACCAGTTACTTTTGCTTTTACAGTTTTACCAGTTGTATCACCAATAGCTATAGTAGCACCTTTTCTTATAGCACAAGTTGTTTCATCATCTGGTAAACTAATTTCTACAATAGTACCATTTGAGGCTACTACTGCAGTATCATACCCGATGTGTAATCTTTCTTGTTCAGACCAAATTACTTGATCTGATGTCATAGGCATTTCTGCGCCTACCATTCTTAGGAAACCACCTAAAGTTCTGTTTCCATATCTTTCTACTTCCGCTTCGTAAAGTTCTGGTAGAAATTGTTGTGTCCAATCAGCTGAGCCGTCGTGAAAATTAAGATAATTTTGTTGTGTAACGAACTTAGACTCCGCTGGCATTGGAGAAATAGAAAACTTCCCTAGTGGATCGTTTGTTTTAAATGAACCAGCCATTTTTATCTGTTTTTAATTGTTATCGTTTTTTAATTTTCAATTTAGAACTATCTATTCCTGATATAGCTTTAACCTTCCATCCGTTTACAAATACTTCTCCGTTGGAAACTTTCCTAGGTTCTTCGTTAATGTTGTTAGATTTTGACATAATGTCTTTAGTCGCATCAGCTTTACCTTGTTCGTAAAAATGATTTGCTATAGTATCAGCATTTCTTGCAGCAAAAAGAGCTTTGTGATATTTACTCATGTTTTTTATTTCACCGTCTTCTACAAAATCACTTAAAAAGTTATCTATATTAGACTGTTTCTTAACAGCTGAGTTAACATCGTTTACTTTATAGTTAAACCTTTTCTCTCCAACGTTAAACTCAAAACCTTTGAAGTCGTTGTTAAAAAATTGATCTGTTCTATTATGAAAACTTTGTCTTACTTTGTCTGCATGTGCTAGATCCTCATTGTATCTATTGAAAAAGTCCATAGCTTTCTTTTGATCGTTAGTAATATTAGGCCTGTTTTTAATTTCAGCATAATACTTATCCTTCATATCATTAAGAAAACCACGAGCTTTAGCAACCTCTTCTTTATAAGCGAGTTTCTTTTTTCTTATGTCTCGCTCTTCATCCACTTCTTCGTCAAAAGAAAAGTTGTCTTCCATTATAAAAGCAACTTCATCTTGGCTAAGATGTGGTTTAGTATTTTTATAGTATTCCTGTAAAAGAGTATTTTCGTCTACATTAGAATAATCAGCATTAATTCTGACATAGTCTTCAACTGTTCCACCAGTTTCTTCCATAAAAGAAATTAACTTTTCTATGTTTTCAGGAAGTTCTTTTACAACTGGTTCTTCTTTAGCAGCGACAGGTTCTTCTTTTATTTCTTGTTTTACCTCTTTTTTATCCTCTGCTTTTACTTCTTCTATTGGCGTTATTACTTGTTCCTCTTTTACTTCTTCTTTTTGTTCAGGTTTAACTTCTTCAACAACAGGTTGTTCAACTTCTTCAGCTTTAACCTCTTCTTTTTTAGTTTCCACCTCTTCTTTTTTTGATAAATCTACTTTTATTGTTTCGTTTTTATCAACTAGTTTTTTAGGCTTCTTTTTTATTTTAAAGTCACCCTCTTGTTTTACTTCTTCTTTTGACATAATATAATATAATAATTAATAATTACCTAGGAGCAAATTGCTCAAAGTTAAATCCACCATCCATAGCGTCATTACCAGCAGACTCAAAGTTTATAGGTGTTAGATTATTTTTTCTTTGGTCTATCATTTCACTTTGCTGAGACGCTTGTATTTTTGTTCTTTGATCTTTACGATCTTCAACTTCTTTTAATTTTCGATCTTCTTGCTGTACTTTAGCTGCTGCTAGCTGCATGTTGTACTCAAACTCTTTTTGCATTAACTGTATTTTCAACTGTGCTTCTTCTCTCATCTTAGTAGTAGCAAACTCTGATTTCATTTTTTCTAACTGAATGTTTTGCTCTGTAAGTACTTGCTGCTTTTGTGTTTCAGCTAAAGCCGTTTGTTCTGCTACTTGTGCGTTAGCTTGTGCTTGAGCTTGTATATTAGCTTGTTGTGCTTGTTGATCGGCTCTAGCTTTTTGTTTTCTTTTTAGCTTTAACATTTGATTAGCAAGTTTTAAATTTCTAACTTGCCTTATGTCTATAGCGTCTTCTAAGTTTATGCCTCCAGCTTGTAAAGCTACTTGTATATTTTGTTCTAGTTGAGCTTTTTCTTCTTCATCTGGCTCTAGCTCTAAATATATACCAAAGTCTCTTAAATGTAAATTATCTATATCTGCTAAAGTACCTACATTATACGCACTTATGCTGTATTTTAAACTTTGATTTGTTAAAGCAAATCTTAAACTATCAGAAACCCTAAGCGCTATATTTTCACAAGCTCTTAATGTTAAATATAAAGTAGACTGTAATATATGTCTAGTTGCTACATTAGAGTTTGCTGCGGCTAACTTTTGTAAACCTACTAAAGCGTTTTTATCTGGAGCGCTAGCGTCTCTAGCCTCATTTAAACCGGTTACATCCCTTATCATTTGTAAGTAATATTGATAAGTTTGTATTAAAGAAGCTATTTTACTTTGAGAAGCAGAGGTTTGTAATTCTTGTATAGGAACTTTACCTGGATTCATACCACCATCTTGCGTCATTGATCTACCTACAATACTACCAGTTTGAAAATACATATTTAATGCTTCTGCTGGATTATAACTAGTACCATTACCTAAGTCAACTTCTGATAAGCCATCAACATCCATGTAGACACCGTCAGGAACCATTCTAGACATCACTTGTTGCAATTTTAAATGAGTAAGCTGTATCATATCAGCAAAACCAGTAACTCTACTAACAGTTGACTCTATACGACCTTTGTACATTTTAGGAGCAACTATAGTATAGTTCATATTTACTTTTACAGTATCACTATTAGGCCTAGTCATATTTTCAGCCATTTGCCAATTTAACATTTTATTGTGACCTAGTATCTTAGCACCGTAATATAATACCTCTATAGATCTAAAAGCTTTATCAAAAGACTCATTTTCAGGTGGATTAAAATCATCTGTTTTCTCTAACGACTTTTCTAAACCTTGTGCTGTTTGCTTTATTTTAAACACTTGATTAACAAAAGTTTTATACTCAAAGTATATAACTTGCACAGTGTCGTCGTTTTGTCTATCACTAAAGTTTCTACCGTAGCTATACGAGTCAGGATATTTTTCTATTTCTTCTAAATCTTCGTTTGATAAATACGGAAATTGTTTTTTAAGATCTGGTAAACTAACTGACTTAACTTCACCAACGTAATATATATCGTCAAAGTTAGGGTCTTCAGTATATGAATAAACTAAATTAGTTGGATCAACATATTCTACTTTTATTCCTTCAGATCTATTAAACCCTGTCTTTACAGCAGCTATACCTAAAACAGTTAAATCTTCTACAAGTCTTTTTCTTACTAAATCGTATTTATTTCTTGACAGTGTATTGTTTATGACTTCTTCTTCTGCAACTTCTATAGACTGCTTATAATCTAGCTGCATATGCAAATCAAGCTCTTGTTCTGATTCTGGTAATTTATCTGGATCATCAGTATTAAACACATCTATATTAGCGGTGTTTTTTAACTTCATTAAAAGATCTTTTGCCTGCATATCTCTTAATATACCGGTAGCATAGTCAGTTCTTTGTTTTAACGAGGCAGGATCTTGAGCAAAAGCTTTTATTTGATAGTCTTTAGAAGATATACCATTTACTAATATATCTACATA